GGAAGTTGATCTGACAAGAATACAGGATAACCCCAAATCGTTCCAGCAGAATCCGTAATCTGTTCTGGAGTCCAAGCACCCTTACTAAATACAGGGTTAGAGAATGTAGTCAGGTATTTACTGTCTTGGGTCATAATCTGAATTAAGTGCCAAGCATAAGGAGACATGTAAAATGCCGCACCTTTCAAAGCTTTTGAACTGATGTTGTAAAGCAGTTTACGCAAGTCATTCGGGATTAACTCCTCAAAAGTATTATCCGCAGTTGTCATGCCGACTACTGTTACATCAGCATCATTGAAGATTCCTACAAAAGGAGCACCAGTTCCGTTAAAGGCTTGGTTGTCTTCCTCTGTAGACATAACTTCAGCAAAAAGCTGTGTCAATTCGCTTACCAGACCAGCACTTTCATCTTGGAGTAACTCTGTCTCAAACATTGTTAAACCAGTAAGAAGTTCGGCTTGTAAAGTAACACGCTCAATCGTTGGAGAACTTTCCGTCATTGAGACGGTATGTCCCGCCCAGTAGGAGGTAACATTAGTTCCGATTCTATTAACATGCATCTGTTCTCTTACCATCGGGACTATCCGAGCTTGTGACCTAACAATGCCCTGTAATCCTTGGATTCTCCAAATCTCAGCGATCAATTCTTCTGGGACAAGGAACCCACCATTAGCACCAGTCAATTCGCCCATAGCTTTTGAAGAACCTTTCTGTGCTTCCTCTACTAAAGCGGCATCATTCAAACCAACACCACGGATGAATTTAGACATAACTTCCGCACCACTCAATTCGCCTTTCAAGCTAGCGTCTTCACCAACCTTTACATCAGCACCAGTGGCTTCTGCTGTGGTCTTGACCTCAGCAATCTTCTCCTCAACATCTTTTGTGATGTCTTCTTTAAGAGTTTCAATCTGCTCACCAACCTCCTCCTTGACAGCACCTTTTACATCGCTGGCAAGTCGTTCCGCAAGCACATTTCCAATCTCTTCTAATGATTTTTCGTCCATTACAACTTAAATAGTTATTATATTATTTCTGGTTAAGCTTCCGCATAACCGTTTCCGCTAAAAGCTTCCCTATCTTTAGGTTAGCTTTTAAGTCCTCCCTATCATCAACAGACAAATCCTTGATGTTTCCACCGTTCTCAAACGCCTGCTCATTCCCTTTGAGCAAACTTTGTAATGCGGTAATCACATCTTCCAGCTTATCTTTGACCTCTTTAGTTATTTTGGGTGTTTCCTTTTCTCCGAATATTTCTTTAAGCTCTATATCTGTGTAGTTAGCAAACTTAGGAGCTTCCTCTCCGAACTCCTGATAATGTTTAGCTAAGTGATTATAAGCACCCCGTCTTTCTTCGTTAGGGATCTTAGAATCGTTACTCAATACTTCTGCCATCGCCTTTACCACGCCTCTCCAGACAGTTACGAGCTTATTCTGGTAATCGTGATGTAGCAACTTATATGAATCGGGCTTTTCTGTTTCGCCTGACTTGATTGTGAACCCTTTACGATACTTGGCAAAATCTACAAAAGCAGTATTATTCTCTGCCTGTTCTGTTGCCCAAGCTAATACGCTACCCTCTGCATTTTTCTCATTCCACTCCGCTCCTTTAGCCGCTAATTCAAACTTAGTATGAGGGATAACATCTTTTTTGTTCCATTTCTCATTCAAGAAATCAGCTAATTCGTTGGGGTTATATTTGCTTCTCTTAACATAATCAATCATCTCTTTGATATTAAAAGTGAAAGCATCTTTGGAAATTCCCTTGGCGGACATTAACATCAGAGCTTCGGGATTAGCTGGGACAGGGACAGCCGATACTTCCAGCAATTCTGCTTCAGTAATAATATTCGGTTTGTCGATATCTCTCTTTTTGGGGATAAATCCAACCGAAAAGGTTGTCATGATCCCCTCATCAAATTGAGCTTGAACCCTTGGAGACATGGGGTTGGCTTCGGCACTTGCCCATTCAATTTCTCCGACTAGACGTTGATTTGTATTATCCTTTTTAATACTGGAGAATCTGCCCAATGGTAGTTCTCCATGGTTATGAGCCCACAAGAAAACTGGATTCTGCTTAAATGCTTTTAAATCCCACCCGTTTAATTTGATAACTTCGCCATCTCTATCGATGGCTTCTGTAGAAGCGACAATCCGCATTTTGCCCTTGCCTAACTTCTCTACCTTGGCTTTTGTGTATATTCTATTTTCCATAATCGTCTCTCATGCTACATTATAGCACTGTTTAGTTATTATTCGGCATTATACTTAAATTTCAGTCTCCCGACACGCACTTGCTCCATTGTGTTGCTATCTGGGGGAGTGGAAGTCGTGCCTAAACGAGAAGCAGTAAACATCACCCTAAACTCTTTACCTTTAGTGTAAGTCCCGTTTAAATTTGTCGCAGTCGCATTGACTGTTTCCCAAGTAGAGGCTCCGCTCCAGCTATTCTTATTTAAAACATAGTCTGAATTTCCAGCAGTATCATAGACAGTAAATGAAAGTGTGCCATTGGTCCGCCCCCAACCAGCAACAGAAGCCCAAGTATCAAAGCTAGCGGCAGCAATCGTGTCCCATGATTTAAAATCTTCAGGGACAGTAACCCATATGGTTATTTCAGTCCAAGCAACATCTGTATCTCTGTTGTCGTCCATTATCCCAGCTTCCAGCCAACTTCTGCCCGTGGTGTAAGTCTGCCCCGTTCCTGTAGCTAATCCCCATCTCCAGTCCTCAACATACCCCGTAGCAGAGCTAGGCGTAGTCAAACCCTCTGTATCATTAAAGCCATGGACAGGTGGTGTCATGCCGAAAGACCTAATTGTGCCTAAGGGATTGTTGATATTCATAACGCATTATAATTAAATCTAATTCTGCTAGCACGCAATTCTTGGAATTGTTGTCCTCCACCTGTAGAAGTAGTCCCGTCCTTTTTAGCTGATAATTCAACCCTAAATGATGCCCCCGCAGTCCAAGTCCCATTTATATCTCCTGTGCTTCCACCAGTAAGGGTATCTGTTTCAAAAACTCCCGTGGTAGTCCAACTAACTTTAAATTCGGTATGGTCTAAACTATTTGCAGTATCGTATATTTTTACTTCATAACCAGCATTGCCATTACCCCAACCCGTTATATCAGCCGCAGAATCTATCGTGATGGCACTTGTCTTGTCCCAGCTTCCGAAATCATTGGGGAGGTCAAACCAAAGAACCACTGTAGTCTGCTCTATCCCTGTAGCCATATCTCCATTTAAGATATTCGCCATTAGCCAAGTCCTATTACCACTATGAGTTTCTGCAATATTAGTGTTTGGAGCCCAAGTCCAATCAGTAACAGAACCAGCACCACTTACGGATTTACTCTCAGTCGGATTAAAAGCATGATAGGGAGGAGTCGCTCCGAATGTCTGATAAATACCAAATCTGTTTTCAATCCCACTTTTCATCTTGAAATATAGTTAAACCTTAACTTACCCGCCCTTAACTTTAAAAAACCAAAACCGCCTCCTGTAGTAGAACCATCTTTATATCCTCCGACTTTAACCATAAACCAATCTCCAGCTAGCCAAGTCCCGTCAAGCCCTGTGCTAGATAACTCCTCCGTTTCAAATGTGTTGGCAACCGCCCAGTTAATTTTAGTAACAGTGGCGTCTAAGCTCTCTGAAGTGTCGTAAATCTCTACCTTTAATCCACCACCACCACTGCCCCAACCAGTAGCCCCTGCCGAAGAATCTATCTGAAAAGCGGTATCTGCCCAACCACCAAAATCGTAAGGTAGATGAAAAAATAGTGTAAGGGTGGAATCTCCCGTAGCTGGGTCAGGCATGCCATTTAAGATACTGCAAACTAGATAAGTGGTATTGCCAGTCCAAGTCTCCGTTGCTGATACTAGAGGCTCCCATATGAAATCAATCACAAAAGCACTCATGGAGGGGCTGGCTAAACTCTCCGCAGGGTTATAACTGTGATTAGGAGGCATAGCCCCAAAAGATTTTAATGCTCCAGTAGGCATAAATTAAGACTTAGAGTAGTAGGCTGTTCCTGACATTTGCACTCCGTCAGACATATTGATAATAAAGGCATTTCCAGTAGTAGTAATAAAGTAAGGTTCTGCATCAAAGTTAAGCATAATGGAACCTCCAGCAGTAAACATCATCGCCCCAGATAAGTTAGTGCCTGTTCCGTTCTTAAAAGTTACGTTAGTTTTTTCCGCTACTGTAAAGAATAATTTGTGAACCCTGATAGTCTGGCTAGCAGTCCCCGCTACAATCGTATTATCTCCAGTAGATGAAGCATTGATAGCCGCAGGTGTAGTCCTAGCGGTTGTTTTAAGTCCCATTTCAATAGGGACAGCATTAGCATCTGTTACTGCCGCAGAACCAACTCTTAAATCTGCTCCGAATGGACCGGTAGATCCACCACCAAAGTCTGATTTTTGTAATAGTCCTCCAGTAGAAGACATTATGCCCAAGTGATCCCCAGTCGCAGACCCTGTAGATGAGAGTAGCCAATCCCTAGTAGTCGTAACCTTGAAGCCAGTAGCATTGTCACTTAATACATCGAATGGACCAGTTGCTCCTGAAGCAAAGTCAGTCTTAGCGAACAATCCTCCCGTAGATGATATGAGCCCTACATGATCCCCTGTGGCAGATCCCGTGCTGCTTAACAACCAGCTCCTAGTGGTATCAATACTATCCCCAGTAGATGATAAGCTCCAGCTTCTAGTTCTGGCATCATAGATCCCTCCCGTAGAGGTCATCAGCTTAGTCTGTGATAGGAAGCCCGTTGAGTCAGCCGATAATACATTAAACGGTCCAGTAGATCCTCCACCGAAATCTGACTTACTAAGCAATCCTCCTGTTGAAGACATAATCCCCAAGTGATCGCCTGTAGCCGAGCCAGTAGAACTGAGTAACCAATCTCTTGTAGTTAAAACTTTAAATCCTGTGGCATTATCCGAGAGAACATCGAATGGCCCTGTGGCACCTGCCCCAAAATCTGTTTTAGAAAATAGACCGCCTGTCGCAGACATCAGACCTATATGGTCTCCAGTCGCAGAACCTGTGGAAGATAACAGCCAGTCCCTAGTGGTCAGAACCTTAAAGCCTGTTGCGTTGTCAGATAAAACATCGAATGGTCCAGTCGCAGGAGCACCACCGAAGTCGCTTTTAGCTAGAATCCCACCAGTAGAAGATACGAGAGCTACTAAATCTCCTGTAGAAGAACCAGTAGAATTTAATATCCAAGTTCTGCCTACACTCCAAGTTCCTGATTGAGTAACAGCAACAGTCCCAGAGATAATAGCAGTTACACTATCTGTTCCAGTCGCTAGGCTCCAACTTCTATCACGCCCATCATAGATTCCACCAGTAGAAGTAGCCAACATTGACTGAGTTAGGAAACCAGTCGCATTAGGAGAAGTTACCTCAAATGGCCCCGTTGAACCACCTCCGAAATCGGATTTGCTCAATAGTCCACCAGTAGAAGATATTAAGCCAACATGGTCTCCAGTCGCCGAACCCGTAGAATTGAGTAACCAAGTTCTACCAGCACTCCAAATCCCTGATTGAGTTACAGCGATTGTCCCAGTAGCAGATATGGGTTGAATGCCTAAATAGAATGGTCCCGTAGAGCCACCGCCAAAGTCTCCTTTTTTCATCATGTAGCCCGTAGAAGTCATCACTCCTACATGGTCTCCCGTGGCAGAACCAGTGGAGCTTAACAGCCAACTTCTGGCAATCAAATGGCTAATCGCAATCATAGTCCCCGAAGCAGAAATGAGCCCCAAGTGGTCTCCCGTAGCACTACCTGTCGAACTAAGTTGTCTTATATCTAAATCACTAGCGAATACTTTTTGTTCTCCAGTTGTGCTTACTTGATGAGCGACTACCCCGCCAGTAGAAGTTTTGCCATAAGTTATTAGACTCTGTCCACCAGTTGCTTCTATGGTTACATTAACAGTCGCATCTACGGGTAGAGGATTAGCCGCAGTTACCGCTACCATCGTCCCACCTGTAGAATCCCAATACATCATTAATTTACCGATTGAACCCGTGGAAGATGTAGAGCTTTGCCCGTCATACCATTCTGTCCCAGCTACACCACCACCGAAATCGGTCTTTTTCATAGCATAGCCAGTAGCAGTGATTAAAGTTTGAGCCGATGGATAACCTCCTGTAACCAAAGCATTTTGAATTGTTGCTTGGTAGGTTGGTAATTGAAAACCACCGAATCCACTGCCACCAGCCATAGCCACGGTGCTAAAAGTGTCAATAACTCGGTTATCGGCACCTAAGACCTTTACAAAAATAGGCTTCTCCTTTGCATAGAGAGCCTTGGCAAAATTGTTAAATCTGGTAAGCCAAGCATTATGCTGGCTCTCCATAACTCTGATTATCGGATTGAGCTTAACTGTCTCTAACTTCAGGTCTTTCAGATTACTGACTACCATCTCCTTAGGAAATGCTGGATATTCTGGGAAGGCTATGTCTTCTAAGTTTTTAACCGATACTTCATCTACAGGTTCGGGGATCTTAAGCCCTCCGATAACATCTTGGGCGTTTTGTAGAATAGTATCTGAAACATTTTTAAGCTCCTTGACTACCTCTTGGCTATCTACAGTAGTCTTCACATAAATCTTCCGATTAAGTTCTTCGGGCAAATCCTCAATCTTATCCATAAGGTCAAGCATAACCTCTACTTTGCCCTCCTCCTTTTCCCATTCTTTGCGGACAATCTCTCTACGGGCTTTACGCAAATTCTTTAATTTCTTTTTATCTTTCATAGTTTTTCCAATATCCAACTATCTCATCTATGGTTGGGCTCTTACCTTGCATTAATAATTCGTTCCAAGCCCTTATCACCACCATAGCAACCAATCTTTTGGGTAGCCAATATGCTATTTTCATATACAAATTATCCATTATCAACCTCCTCTCCTGTTAGTTCTCCCTCTATAGCTTCATTTACTTTCCGTTTCAATTCTAGGAAACTCGTATTATCTGGGACAATCTCTTTTTTAATCTTTCTCTCTATTTTGGTTGTAGCGGTTACTGTCTTACCAAATAGCTTGGGGACTAAAGTGCATCTACAGTTATGTGATACAGTTCCATCAGCTATATAACTTTCATCTTCTTCTACTGCAAAATTATATAACTTTTCACCCTCAAAGTTATCCAGATGTTTAACCTCTAATACTGAGACTGCTATAAACTCAAATCCTCCACTATTCAATATGTTTTTATTAGTAGTGTTTTCCACTTCTTTATGGCATTTATGGCAAAGACTGGTCAAATTATCTACCTCATTATGCTGACATTCTCTATACGGATTTATGTGATGAACCTGTAATCCACCTTTATATTTCTTTTTACATTCATCATTATCAATTCCACACTTTTGACAAACAAAGCCATCTCGCTCTAATGCTTCTAATCGTGCAACTTTCCAATCAGCTCCACGATAATCAACTCTGCCACCTTTCCAACCATGATGTAATTCACCAGATTTTCCAAACATAGAGTTTTTATCACCTAATTTAGCATTTCTTATCTTACTTCCTATTTCTGGTTGATGTTCAAATTTACAACTTTGACTACAATAAGTTGTCCAGAATGGTGTTTTAATTCCACAGTTCAAACATCTATTAGCTACAACATATAAAGAATCATTACTATCAACATCTTTAGCTTCTACCCACCCTCGTTGAGTTAAAAATGGATGTTCTGGTGTTGTTGTAACACTATTCCGCCTATTGCTATCACCATATATTTTCCCCTTAAACCTGATACTAACAGCATCACCAAAATACCGTTTATTGTCATCTAATATTCTAGTAACTTTTCTGAAACGCCCCATGTGAGTTAAAACATTATCACCAACAGATATTTTATTTATATTTTTCTCACCTTTATCTGTAATAATTTTAACTGAATGATGTAAAAAACAATTAGGGTGAAGGGCAGGTTCGCCAATATCCCGATAATCATAAGTATATTTCTTATTATCCGTCCCAATCATACTACCGCCCTTTTTAATAAAGAGAGTCTTCAAACTGGCAGTTTGTCCATGCATAGCATTACAGGTCGGACATACCCTTTCATCTAGGGCTGTATACCAAATCTTCTTTTCCACTACTCCTGATTGAACCCATGCTTCTACAGTCGCTTTATTAGCAGCAGTTATTACTTCACTCCTAGCGATTCTTTCTGCTCTGTATCGCTTCATACCCTTAAAGGAATTCATCAATCGTTTCCGTAATCCGTCAATTCCCTCCCCTGCGGCTAGTCCAGCATTTAAATCTTTCTCAATTAGCATTACTGTTTCCCTGACTACAGATTTGCTCATTCGCTTCAGACCCTCTGTAATTTCTCTTTGGATAGGAGCGGTTGTTACATCAAAGACTAATCCTGTCCCCAAAAATGTTAGTGCTGAAGCTCCCTCATCATCATAAATATCATTTACAATCGGTCTTAAACTCCTGAACCATAATGAAGTTGCCTTTGCTACATTTAATAACTTCTTGCCATCAACGGACTTAGTGGCGGATTTAAGATTGGAAAGCATCTCGGCTTCCATATCATCAAAATTATCTTTACTGACAGAATCAACCAACTTTTCCCATTTGACCACTCGCTTAACCATCCGCTTCTGAAGCATCGCCCCCCTTATTTCAAATGTTAAGTCAGATCCTTTTAGGGTCTTCTTAATTTTATCTTTCAATGGGTCTATTTTAGGCGTTATCCCTAACGGGGTTAAGCCCATCGGAATTAATGGAGTATCGCCACCCTCTATTTTATCTAGCCCTCGCTTCTGCCTAACCTCATTAATGGTAATTGCTCCTTTCTCCAAGAGTCTTGTGTCTTCATCTAGGATCAATTCCCGATTCTCTGGAGTAGGATCTACGAAGTCAAAAAATAGATTCTCACTTTTACCAGCAAATCTTGGTAGGTAATAAACATTTAAAGTTTCAACATATCGTCTTAGAAGCGGCTTAATCGTTCTCTCGGCAAATATCATGGCACTAGCCTCTGCATTAGCCCTATTAACATCATCAGTTATCGCCACGATTGTTTTAGGCACTCGGAATATAGCCAGTATGTCATCTCTGGTCATCTGTTTAAGATTCACAAAGTCCATATCCTTTTGGGTCGGCTGAATACTCTTGATATCCTTAACCGCTCCATGAATAATTGACATCTTGTGAGCCCGATTAGTCCCTTGATGCTTAGTGTTCCAATCACTTTTAATCTTGGCGATTGAATCAGGGTCAAGCGTAGTGTCGGGGTCCATAATCAAAACCGTATCTGGTCTTGCTGAGTTCTCAAAGAATACCTGATTCCAGACGGATGCGGCTAAATTAGAATCAATCTCAAAAGCGGCGGCTTCTATAGCCCCCATGCCAACAAAAGGATTATTCGGGTTAAATGTTTTAAAGTGGATAACATGCTCGGCAGGAATTTTAATCATCTCCCCAGCTCCTGACTGATACTCATAAGCTACTATCTGCGTTCCCTGTTTATTGGTCTTTGGTTTCATTCGTGATGGCTCTAAAGGAATCATTACATCCGTTCCGTCATCATTAATAAAAGTCCAAAAAACATTACCTGAGATATTAATGTTACTAGCCCAATTAATCATCAGGTCATTATTCGCCATAAAGGTATTGGGCTTCCTGAGAAAATCTAAAGCTTTATGGTTGTCCACTATTTCTACTTCTCCATCTGCTTTTCTCCTATATAAATGAATCTCCGTAGCAGAAAACGAGTCGGCTATCGCACTAACCGCACTAAATACTATCCCAAAATACCGTTCCTTATTCTTTTTGCTACTCTTAAAGTTGCTCATTGTAGCACCGATACTTCCTAAGATGCCAGTAATAGAGTTCGGATTCCTATAGTTTCCGTCATTGTCCTTAAATGCTCCGACAATTCTCTCCCATAATGATTTGCTCCCCTTATCTTGTGTAGCCATAATCTTCAGTATATTGCTAATGTGCTTAATTTCTTGCTTGCTAACAGGGCGTAGTTATATGAATGAGCGTAATGGTCATCTCCAGCACGAACCCATTTAGCTTCCTTTTCCCCCGTTTTGTCATCTTTAACTATCACTATCCGCTTCATGTTTTTGAAGTGAGTAATAAATTCTTTATAGTTATCTAAATTCTTCGGCAATACTAATTCCTGCTGTTGAATCGTTGAAACCATATTGTCCAAACTAGCAGTTCTGTTCACATCTACCCTACCAATACTCCACTTGTAATATTTGCCTTTATCTAGCTTAGGATTGGAATAGTAACAGGCGTAGACTTTCCCCCTAAATTCACTAACTAATTGGGCAACTGAATTAATCTCTGGCAGAGCATCAATTACGCAAATGCTCACTTTATATTCTTTGATCCAAGTCCTTAAATCTTCCCATGAACCTGAACCAATAAATATCATGCGTTTATTCTTATCTAAAATTGTAACATGCATTACTCGCCCGACATCAATTCCCATAAAGGTTCCGCCCTCTACTTTGCAAGGTGCCAGATGCTCTCCTCTACAAGCATAGAGTTCCTCCACTGTTATTGTAGCACCTTTTGGCTCATAAGGGAGTCCAAGCCCCTGATTGTAGGCTTGGGTTACTCTATACTCATCACCACTTGCCATATCATCAATGAGCTTGGGTAGATCTATTCGGTCGGAATTAAGACCGCAAACATAATAAGAGTTAAATTTGCCATCTGGGTTCTCGGCTATATACCTGCCTTTTAGCTTGTAAGGGACTATATGCTTTTTACAGCTCTTACATACTACTCGCTTGTTTTTTATATCTACATTATCCCCCCAATTCAAAGCCTGTTCGGTATCACATCCATCACAGATAACATTCCAGACAAACTGCTTCCCCTCATAATACATTTTATCAATACCCCAATCTGGAATAGTGGGAGTTCCGAACCACCGCTCTATCTTGAATTTAGAGTTCTGTAGTCTTTTGTCTAAATAAGGAATCATCTCATCTTCTATCCGATCCCGCTCATCTACCCAAACCCCGTCAGCATCAACCGAGATAACCTGTTTAGGGCTATTCGCTCCTCGCCCATACCACATACCATTGGCGAATTGTTTTAGCCCGACCTTGTTAATCTCCCCGATTCTACTCACTAGATATTCAGACGATTGAACAGACGGGTCTAATCTCCCCTGCACCAAATCATTCAATCCGCTCCCAGTAGGCATTATGTAGAGAGAGTTGAACTTAATCTGGTCAGGATATGAAACGCTATCGGCTAAAGCCCACTCGGTATATCCCATTTGAGCGGGTTTTTTAACAACGATTTTTCTGCTGTTGTCCTGATAAAGAGGTATCAACCATGGTTTATCCTCAAACTCCAACCTCGCATCTCTGGCTCTCCAAACGACTTGCCAATCCCATAGATTAAGTAACCCGTTCCCCAGCCTCGCCAGCTTTTCGTTGCTTAGCTTCTCTAATTCTTCTGTCCAGTTCTTCATCAGATAATCCTTTTAATGGGTTAAAGCTTTCTCCTTTGGTGGTATGGTCTATCGGTTGCATTGGTTTACCCTCTAGATAGTTCCAGATTAAAGCAATCATCTTACTATCCCCGTCTACGATAGCTTTCTTTAGCACCTGCTTCACTAGGGCTTCTTCATAGGTATAGTCTTTGCCCTCGGCTATCTTCATCAAAGCATCTCTCACCTTAGTAGTGAAACCCTTAGCTCCGACAGGTCTGCCTTCCCTGTTTATTCGTGTATCATCTTTTTTGAAATCGCCTGGTGTATTCATAAGTTGCTGTTACTCTGCTGTTAATTCTGCTGTCTTACCTGTAAATTCTTCCCACCTCTTTATTATCACATCTATGTATTTAGGGTCTAGCTCCATTCCGTAACATATCCTGTTGGTTTTTTCACAGGCTACTAGGGTTGAGCCAGAGCCTAAGAATAAGTCTAATACTATATCTCTATTCTTACTGCTGTTAGTTATAGCTTTAGCACATAAATCAACTGGCTTCATTGTTGGATGCAGTTTGCTATTCAAGGGTCTGTTTATCTCCCATACTTCCGTTTGTTTTCTACCTCCATCAAATGTTGACTTATCAAACCACCCAAAGAAACAAGGCTCATACATCCTTTGAT